TCATCTACAACCCAAGCTTGATCCTGCAAATTAATATTATCAGATAATTTATCATATAATTTTACAACAATAGTGATCTCATCTTCTGATCTATCGTCAATAAAATAATTTACTCCTGTTGCAACAATATCGTTTCCAAAATTAACTAAGAAATCTACATCGCCTATATTTTTTAATTCATTAAAACCTCGTTCATAATATTTAAAATCATCTACAGGTTTTAATCTTATTTCTTTTCTCGAAGGTGATATTTCAGTCAACGCCATTTTCTTACCGCTAAATGACCCAACTATGCTTCTATAAAAATTTAATGTAAATTTATAATTACCACCAAGCAATCCTAAATCTCTGATTGCATTATGTATATCAAAATAATAATTTCTTGTAGAACCGCGCTCGATTGAACTCTTAGGTTTCTCAATTTTATATTTTGCATTGTGGTTTGATATTATGTAATTACCATCTTCATCGTAAACATGAAGTTCAATTATTTCTCCTTTATTAATATCAAAAGTAGGACTAGTGTTAGTGTATTTAAGTACTAATAGATCCTTCTCAGAATATCTATCTCCTCGAATAGGTTCTGTACTTTGAAGTATTACGTCTTTATTTTTATAGTCTTTTAACATTATTGCAGTGCATTAATTTGATTAGTTAAAGTAGCGACCTTGTCTTGATAAGCTTTTCTGGATTTAATATAACTAGTTAATGTATTTAAGTACGGAAAAAATTTAGGCAGGTTAGTGTATAATCTTTCAAATTCGCTTGATGATCTGTTATATATTTGATTTGTACTTTTATCATCCGCAAAAGCTATGAACCCTGCAATATCCTCTGAGTCAATTTTATTGTACCCTTTATCTTTATTATTAGAACTTAGACCGTTAGCTCCTGAAATTCCATTTTTGATATATGTTTTTCTGATAGCGATACTATTAATATATTGATTAACTTTTATTACCGCTGCATCTTTTTGGTTAGTAAGTTCCTGTAAATTAGCTGCACTCATTTGTTGTTGTTGTACTGTCGCATCTATAGCTGGAGCGGGAGGTGGAAGATCTACTCTTGATGGGTCGCCAGCTGGCAGTATTATTTCAGCTGTATCTGTTTGCGGATTAACACTATACTCAATAACATAACCTTCTTCCATCTGCAGTATTTCATCTATGTTAACTGTTCTAACAGATTGATTATATGATGCTAACAACGTATCAAGTAAAGTTTTACTTTGACTAGAAGACCCAGCTGGAATGCTAACCTTATAAAAATTATCTATACTAAATGGAGCCCCTGTTAATATAAGACTTGGAACAAATCTCCTTTTTGCTTTATAAACTACATACACATCAGTTACTTCTGGTACTGTTAAGAAAGTACCATCTGGGTATATTTGTGGCTCATCTTGGTCAACTGGGGCCAATCTATCGAGAGCATCATTTAATGAAGATATCTCATTTTCTTTTATTGCTAACTGAGCTAAAGCTTCTGCTAACATTTGTTCTGATGTTCTTAATTCCGTTAATACTCTATCTCGCTCTGTTGAAATTTCAGGTGGGACTAATTCATTAATTATAACGTCGATCTTTTTATCAAAATTAGTTACATCGAATTTAAAATTTGTAATCTCTATATCTAACGGATAATTTAAATCTTGATCATCGTGGCTTATAATAAAACCGGATGGCGTCCTATCGATAGTTCTTTTAGGAGCTTGATTACTTTGATCCATTGAAGTCGATATACCAGGCACATCATTCGGATCTTGCTGTAGGATATTTAATTCATCTTTACCAATATATTGTTTAAGTAATCTTTGAACGATAACATCCATATCGATATTCTTACCCCAAATATCGTATAGATTTTCTTTAGCTTCAAATGAATCTACTTTAGTTTCAACTTTTTGTTTTTCTTTAGTTAAATCTTGAAGTTTCCATTTAATATTATTATATAGATCTTGAGCCTTAGAATCTAGTTTAGTAACATCAAGAGTCTTATCTGTATTCATATCTATAATTGAGTCGCTTAGGTTTGACATAATATTATCTTACTACTTTAAAAATATAACCATTATCAAAATATTCTATGTCACTACTACTTCGTTTAACTTTAATAACAAATCTGTAAAACCGCTCTGGGTGTAAACCGCTCATCCAATAATTAAAATAATTACCACTCGAGTCGCAGCTTATTTTAGTGTAGTTATCATCAAACGGAATTAACACCTCCTCAGTATGTGCATCTCTTATTGAATAATAAGATGATGTCGGTAAATATTTAACATTTAAATATGCTGAGGCGGTTGCATATGTTTTAGTTGGAAATCTTGGGCGCCCATAAACTCGAATTTTAGCTTTACTTCCATCTTTATATTCTGACTGTAAATTTTTAAAATATAAAGTTATATTTTCATCAGTAAGAGCAGATAATGATCCTGTTGCAAATGAACTATCATCCCATGCTACTTCGAGACGTGGTTGATATACAGTATGAGTTTGTAATGAAAAGAATTGTAACGTTCCTAACTTAGTTAAACTTTGCTCATCACTATCACTTCTTTTAAATATAAAACCATTATTAACTATACTTTTATTTAACCATTTATTTGTTATATCAGTCACATCCATTCTAATATCAGATGCTTCATATGAAAATGATTGAGAAGCTGCAGAAGATGTATACCAATTACCACCACCACCATTAACAGACCACGACCCAGTTACATCAGATACAAACGATCCTGTCCTCCACTGAGCTCCTGCTGTCTTACCGTCTCTATATAACCAACTAACTCCATCTGTTGTAGCAGGATCATTATAAAACCTACCTGATCCTCTTACCCAACTTTCAGATACTGGATATGCATACAGAGAATAAACTGTAGGTATCTCTTGTTCGTTTTCAGTCGAGTATACATCAGTAAAATATTTAACAGGGCCTGACCCACTTATCTCACCATTTGAAATAGATTTGGAAACATCGGTTAAATCAAATTTCAGTAAAAATCTAGTGTTGATAGATTCTGATGTGTTTACGTTAACAGATTTATGAATCTCTAGTATTTGATCTAGACTAGTATTTAAACTTTTAGTAGCTTCATATAATGTGGAATCACTATCTGCGTATATTGTATATATCATAAACTTACTGCCCTACCTTTAATATCTGTGCTAGAATTTTTTACTTCGAAAATACTTGGATCCAGACTCGGATATATGATTCCGTTTTTAGTAGCAGCCTCAATATCATATATATTACCACTATACCCTTTAGTAGAATCCCATAAATTAATTATCTCACAACCAGTTACGGTTTGTACTCCATCAACCTTATCTAATTCAGTGTAAATATCTGATTTTATTATCGGTTGGTTCATCTGCCATTGTTTAATATTAAACATTTTCTTTAAAGTACTAATACATTTTAATATGACTTCATTTATATTATAATTAGGCCTAGGTATTATTTCAAAATTAACTCCTATATTAATTATGAATGCATCTTTAATATTAATCGCATCAGTTAACATCCTATATCTATCTAAGTATGTTTTTAAATTTTCTTTTACAGCTGAATTTAATCTAGCCAAATTATTATTTGAATCATAACCTAGCGTGTATAGATTTAATGCTAACGGGTTTGGTATTCTAGTTCCAGCTGGACTTGTGTCATCTAATTGATCATCTGGAACAATATATGCTTTTGCTATCGCACCAAATTTAGCTGGCATCGAATAAGCTCTTACTATAAAGTCTTCTCTAGTTATAATTCTATTCTGAGCCGCAAAAAATGCTAACGTATCGTTTCGAATCTCATCAATATCTTGAGATGATCTTCCTCCTGATGAAGCTTCTGGATTGGAGCATGCAATCGATCCCTTTACTTGTCCTAGTAAACTTTGGTTTAACCCTGTTGTATTTGTTCCTGGGTTTATAGATATAATATCTGTTAATGTATTGGATCCTATATTATCAAGAACACCGTTACCTACAGTATATCTAACAGTTAATGTTGTATCCGACGGTGCTGACCCGTACGCTCTAGTATAAATGAAATTAGAAGGATCTATGTTTGTATCTGCATCAACTCCGTAAGGTAAAGCTAAACCAACATTATCAGGATTAGGAACTATAGTTTCATCATCACCTAAATTAGTTCCTGCACCGAACTGAACATTTAGTTGTTTGTCTTTATTAAATCTAGTTATAAATCTTTTAGATGTTTTTTTGAGTTTCATTAAATAAGGAGCTGTATCATTATATTGATATAACTCAGGATCATTCGAAGCTATATTTCGAATACTATCAAAAATAGCGTCTTGAGCTAAATATTGAACTTCATACCATCTATTATCATCGCTGTCATATATGTCGACTATATTGATTATATTTTCATCTGTTAATGTAATTTTATCATACCGTTTAGGTGACACGAATTCAAAGTCCTGTGATTTGATAGTTCCGGACTCAGCTTTAACAGATTTTTTTAGTAAATAAAAAGTTGGTTCGCTTGTTGTAGAATCTATTTGATACACTGTAACTTCAGTTGGGCTTATAGATGATGAATACTGAAAATTTATATCTTCAATTGTTCTAAAACTAACACTTGAGTTTTCTGTAGAAGCTACTGCAGTGTTTCCGGGAATGATTAATGCGTAATCCATGTCTGGTGTAGTTGATGCTCCAGATCCTTTCGAAGGTACTATTTGAAAAAAATCTATATTAGTACTTGACGCCACATAATTTTTAGGTTGGTATCCTAAACCATATGCTATCGAGTAAACGTTAGATCGCTCTTCAGCAAATTCAGTTAATGATTCTTTTAATTGAGAATCCATATAAAATGATAGAACGTCACCAACGTATGATGCCATTTCAATAAACATCATTCCGGGAGACGATTCATTGAAATCATTATAGGTATCTGGAAAATATGTTTTAGCAAAATCAATTAGATTTTTTCTGAATTGGCTAAAATCTTTATTTAAATATTTTATATTTTTTATATCTGCCATAACTGTCCTATATAATTGCTGCTTGTCCTGTTTCTAATACCACGAAAGTAATCTCTTGATTTGCTCCCTGCTCCGTTACTTTAAATTTTATTACTATTTGTATACCATGCCCAAAAGATCCAAGCTCTCCGTCAAGCTTAGGTTGTATATCGATATTATTTAATACTATATAAGGTAACCAAAATCCAATATCGTAATTTAATGAATCAGAAAGCTTTCCGATTATATCACTCGTGTTTTGCTCAAAAAGTAAATCATAAATAGCAGAACCGAAGTTAGGTTGCATTATTCTTTCACCTTTCCTAGTAAGAAGTAAGTTTTTTAAATTAGATATGGCTTGATCTTCTGTAGTATATGATAATGAAAATAATCTACCACCATCCCCATTCAAAGGTAATTGAATTCCTATAGCCTTATTAGAATCTAAATCTAAAACATTATAAGTCCATTCATTATGTTTGGAGAGCGAATTGTACTTAGGTGTTGTTTTAGATATAAGTAATTCTGTTCCAGTATATCCTTTAGGTGATACCATTAT